CACTAAACACAGCAATGTGTCGAGCAGTAGACTCTAGCGTACCATTCTTTGATGATAAGTCCATAACATAATCATGTTTGTCTTTCATCGCTTGATATTCAAGGAACTGATTGTATGTCGTTTCAGGAAGACCAAGTGTTTCAATTAGATGTGAGTAAGCCGCAATATGCAAAGCTTCACGTGCCGCAAATCCCATTAACATCATACGTACTTCAGGTTGAGGGAAATATGGCAAATAGTTATTAACATAACCACCTGCAACGTCGATATCACCTTGAGTAAAGAATCTAAAGATGTTTGTTAGAAACGTCTTTTCATCATTGTTTAATTTCTTTTTCCAGTCTTTCACATCTTCAGCCATCGGTACTTCTGTATGAAGCCAATGTGCTTGTTCATGCTTTAACCAGGCATCATATGCCCATGGATAGTTGAATGGTTTAAAGTAGTTACGTTCGTCCATTAATTTTAGTTTGTTTTTTACCATTTGTTTATCCTAAAAACCATATATATGTTGCTATTGAATTGATTATAAAGAAGTAAGCATTCTGAAAAAGCAATGCTTTATTCTTATGTGTTCTTAAAAAATCGTATAGAAGTATACCATGAGCAATTACGAAACATGGAAAAGCATATTTAATAATAGGTAACTTTAAAGCACATGCAGTTCCACCAAAAATGAATAACGAAGTTGCTATCCATTTTATATCAAGTTTTTTCATAATTTAGTATTTTCCGTCGGTTTTAAACCAACCTTTGCCTTTGTATTCTACGCTAGGTGCTGAATTGTATAATCTTACTAGCGAGTCTTCACCACATCTTGTACATATAGTAGGATGTGGGTCTGACATTCTTTTAAATACATTTTCAACGTTATTGCATTTTAAGCACTGATAATCATATGTAGGCATTTCTATCCTTCACATGCTAGACAGATACCATCGTCGCTTGCCATTGATTTTAAATCGATTTCATCAATCACTTCACGTTCAATCTTCTTGCTAACTTTATCTGCTTTAGCAATCTTATCTGAACGACAGTAATACATTGTCTTCAATTTAAGTTTCCATGCCATGAAGTGTACAGCATGAATATACTTAATATTAGAGTCAGGTCTGAAGAATACATTCAATGACTGTGCTTGGTCAATATATTCTTGTCTGTCTGCCGCATGTTGAATAACCCAACGCTGGTCGATTTCCATAGATGTTTTAAATACATCTTTAGTATAATCATCCATCCAGTCTAAGTGTTGAACTGAGCCATCATTAGCAATAATAGATGACCAAATTTCTGAATATAGTTGGTCGCCTTTATCTAAGCAGTATTCAACAATAACTTTATCTAAGTGTTGATTCTTATGTAGATGTGAACCACTTAACGTATCTTGACGGTAAGCATTTGCTCTAAAAGGCTCAATACTTGGTGATGTATTTCCCATAATGATAGAACTAGAAGCGTTTGGAGCAATAGCCATAAGGTGAGAAAAGCGGTTGCCTGTACCAACTGCGTCTGGTGCTTCGCCACGTTCTTTACCAAGTTGTTGATTAGCTTCATTCAATTTACCTCTTACATGACTAAAGATTCTTTTATTTAAACCTGTTGCTAATGCGCTTTCCCACGGAATATTCTTTTTCTGAAGTAAGGCATGCCAGCCAAGAGCACCAATACCAATTGAACGCTCACGACTAGCAGAAAAACGAGCCCTAGCAATAGTATCAGGAGCATTGTCAATAAAGTATTGTAAAACGTTATCAAGCATTTCTGCAACGTCTCTAAGAAACAAAGCATCTTTACTCCATTCATCGAAATATTCTAAGTTTAATGATGATAAACAACAAACTGCTGTTCTCTCTTCATTTGTAGGTAAAATGATTTCTGAACATAAGTTAGATTGGTGTACTTTAAGACCTTTGTCTTTTAACCATTGAGGCAATTTACGATTAGATTCATCAATGAAATGCAAATATGGTTCACCAGTTTGCATACGTAATTCTAAGATTTGTTGCCATAGATGTTTAGCTGATACAACTTCACGCACCTCATGACTGTGTGGGTCAATCAATTCCCAAGAATCATCAGCATCTTTATCTAGCATACATCTTTCGATGATTTCCATAAACTTATCAGAAATGTTTACACCATGATGTAGATTCAAAGCTTTCATGTTTTGGTCACCAGTTGCTTTACGCATCTCGATGAACTGAGTAATATCAGGATGACTAACATCTAGATATGCGGCATATGAACCACGACGAGTCTTACCTTGACGATAAGCTAGTGAAGAAGCATCATAAATCTTCAAGTGAGGCATAACACCTGTAGAGATAGCATCAGCCGAACGAATACCGAAACCAATACCAACACCGCCTCCCATCATAGACAGCCAGTTAGTTTCTGATAGATTGTCTACTAAACCTTCCGCAGTGTCTTCAATATAGTTGAGGAAACATGAGATAGGCAAACCACGCTTTGAGCGACCAAAACTAAGAATAGGAGTGGCATAGCTAAGCCAATGCTTACTAGAATACTCATATAGTCTTTGAGCGTGTGCTTCATTTGAACTAAAGTGTTTAGAAACATAAGCAAACCTTTCTTGAGGTGAAGTCTCTTCATCTCTCATATAACTTTCTTTTAAACGAATTAACCCCAATTCATCAAATAACGAATCTCGTGAAAGGTCAATATTAATTCCATGAACGTTGTTCATAATATCCTCTATAATTATTCTTGTACAAATTCTTTTGCCATAGGGAAGATTTCAGCAATTGCTTCAGCACACGCTCTTGCTACTTCCATATGTTCTTTTTGAGTGCCATTACCTGAACGAATCTCAATGAAGTGAATCCAGCTTCTAAGAGTTCCATTCATGTACATGCGAGATACTGTTAAACCTTCAGGTAAAACAGCACGTGCTTGTTCTTTTGCAATACCATTTTCTACAGCCCATTTATAAGCATTTTCTGCCGCATTAATAACTTCAGTTTGAGCCGCAATCCAAGCATCTTTCAATGCTTCATTATCAGTCTCCACAGAATTCTGACGATTAATATTATCTTGTAAACGTGCTTCACGAGTTACGAATGCCAAATCTTTTGTTGGGTCTGCATAACGTTGACTAAATTCTTGGAAAGAAAATGAACGATGTCGTAGAATTTGTCTAGCAATATCACGAGTTGTTTCAATCTCTAAACAAGCTGAAGCCATTTCTAATGGACTCCAATGTTTGTGTTTAATCAAATACTTAATCAACTTATCTGCTGTTTCCATATTAAGTTGATTTGATGGGTTAGAAACTCGAGCACAGAATGCAATTAAATCTTGAACATCTTCAAGTCCATTCTGAACCATCTCATCGCTTGGTTTACTATAGCTTACTAATTTAACTTTCATACTTTCTTCCAATAAACAAATTTCGTTTGTGCTTGTAGTCCACTAAATGTATTACTACTTATAATTCTTTCAATCTCGGCTTTTGATAATCTATCCATCACCATTTCATTAATATCTTTACCTTTAACAGTATCAGGCCAGATAACAACTTTGTTACCTTTATTGATAGCAGTCTGCATCAGATTAACGATTTCTTTATTTCTAGGCTCATTATCAAAGATAAGAACTTTGTCTGCACTAGAGATTTCTTTTGCTGTGTGTACTAGATTAGCATCACATGAAGCAACCGCATTCTCTAAGAATAGACTGTCAAATTGACCTTCAACGATTCTAACAGGTTTAGTTAGGTCTAGTCTATCCATTCCGTAAATTAATTTCTTATCCGATTCTACTGTACGTAATGTTATATATCTGATAGTTTTATCACCAGATTCTAATGCTCTTCCTGTTACAGCAATCAACTCATCATATTCATTATAAAAAGGAATAACCAAACGTGCATCTTCATACAATGTCTTTTCATTGTCTGGAATTAATGCGTTTATAAATTCTTTATAGTTTTTTGTGAACAAAAGCTTATTCCAATACTTCTTAGGAATCTTTCGCTTTGTTAGATACTCAACACAAAAGTGTTGCTCTGGAAGTTTATCACACCATTCAGCATGTTCGAATGTCTTCATTTTAATCACTTTGTCAAATTTAGGTGGTTCTATTTTAATAATATTGTTACTACTAAAATTATTAGTCTTACCTGAACTGTAACGTTCAAGTGTGTATTGTTTATATATGTCAGGACTAATTGACTTAATTAGATTACCTAAAGATAATCCTGCACTACAGTTATGACAACGATAGAATAAATCATTACCTTTGCGATAGATATAACCTCGCATCTTAGATTTATTTGTTTTTGAATCACCGCAGAGAGGACATCTACAGTTGAATAGATACTGTTCTTTTTTAACGAATTTTTCAAATCGGGGAGATATAAGATTCGTATATTTTAAATCAATCAATAATGACATATAACACTCACATAAACGTTAACTATTCAGTATTATATAGTAAACTTTATGGTTTGTGCAATAGTTATTCTAGTAGTTTAGATATAAACTTAAATACTACTGAGAATGAAGCACCAACGACAGCACCGCCACCGATAACCATCCATCGCCATTTTTCGATTGTTGATACTTTTTCTTCTAATTTTTGAATTCTATCTGAGTCTGCTTTTTTCAATTCACTAATATCTTCTTTTAGTGATTTACTTACTTCTAATAGCTTATCAGATAACTCGTGATGTTCACGTCGATTATTTTCTCTTTCCTGTTCGAGTTTGTCAAACAGTACATCGTTTACTTCTTTTTGATTTTCATTGACGTTTTCATGTACGGCAACAATTCTTTCCATACAGGAAGAGATTGAAGTCAGCTTATCTATGCTGTGTTCAAGTTTTTCAACTACGTCTTTGAGGCCAACAAAGTCTCTCTCAAGCATAGCTAGTTTTACTTCAATCTCGTCTGCCATAATTACTCTTCTGTTGCGTTACCAGATTTGATGCTTTCAACTTTCTCTTGACCACGAGTCCATGCTGTGATACCAAGAATTGCACCAAAAGCAATGTGAACTAAACCACCGTATTGTAGTGACATTGGTTCCCATTGACGGAATGCGTCATTTGCCGCTTGTGATTCCCAAAACTGAACTAGTGTCCATAGAATAGGGAATATGATGAAATCACATACGTTAATTGCCATGTATACGATAGCCATCATTGGACGCCATTTTGTGGTCATCCAGTCTTGTAAAGACTTTTCTGATTTTGAAGCCATATGAATCCTTTATAGTTATAATTATTTGTCAAAAATAGATTTTTGAGTTTCATACCATTCTTTCCACGTCTCAAGTCTAATTCGACACTCATGATATGAGGCATAATTTTCAACCACAGATTCAACGACCACAGATAACTTCGTTGTGTTTCTTTCTAATAATTTAAGTTCATTACAACTAGTAAGTAATTCAGGCGGAGCATCAGGAAACTTTTGCTTCACAGGAACTAATACTGAACATCCAACTAACATCAATACAGGTAATAACATTAATGTTTTCATTTGTTATTCTCCACATAAAGTTGATTTGTTGCTGAAGCATTTAAAATATCAATCACTTCAGGAACAACTTTACACTCTGCATCAATAATAGTTTCGTGTTCTTTGATTACTTCTTTAATCTTATATTCTACTTCTTTGACTACCTTAATCTTTTCAATTAATTTAGTCTGAATCTCTACGTTAGCTTTAGCTGACTGTACTTCTTTCTGAGCAATCTCAGCTTGAAGTTTAGTTACTCTTTCTTGCCAAATGGCTTCGTTACTCATACCACCTTCAAACCACACACCAAAAGTCAACAGTAGTACTGCTACTACTTGAAGAGGTAGTTTGTATTTTCCTACAAAAGGAATGTAATCTAATATGATACTTGCTATGATTCCTAGTAAACCTAAGAATGTAATTAAATGAAATATCCAATCAGGAAGCCATGACAAAAGCCACATGTTTATTTTCCTTTACCATATCTTAAAAAGGTCATAGCACCAGTTTGTTCATCTTCAATCACAATACCAGCACCATAGTTTTTGTTTGCGTATTCTCTTATCTCTTCGGTGATACTATCATCACCAAGATAGCTTTCGAATCTTTGATACTTACGTTTCAACATCTTAGCCATAACAAAATTCTTAGTCGGCACTTTGAACACTCTATTACCTGCAAACTTTTTAACACCAGGTTCACCATTAGGTCCAACGCCAACACCAGCAATAGCACCGCCACCAACATTATTAGTTGGAACTACACCATCTTCTTCTATATACTTTTTGTCTGTCATTTTATTTTTCTTAATTCTAATACAACATTCATGTCTAAAGGAATATTTGAAGATATAATATCTTGTCCTTTAATACCTTTAACCACTTCAGGCATATGACTTAAAAATAAAAGATATGTTTTTAGTGTCGAATAATCATCTTTCGACATCTTAAAAAATAACAATCTTGTTGATACTTCTACACCGAAAACATTAGATAATACTATTAAATGATTAATAATTAATCTGTCTTTGACTTCACCATCTTTACGATATCGATAAAACAATCTTTTTAGATAGTTAAATCTCTTCATATCTTCTTTAAACTCACTCATAATACAATTAGGTTTATCATAAACTTTCATTGCATATAGTAAAAAATTATCACTAGTCAAATTATCAAATTGCATTATTCTTCGTTTTCGTCTTCGTCCTCTAAACCATCGTTTAGTAATTCTTCCATTCTAGAATATTCTTTTGATACTTCAGCATAAAATTCATAGTAGCCTTCATCAGTAAGATAGTATAGAACGTAAACATAAGCAACATCATCTTCTTCATGAGTCATATCTGTAGAAGTTGGTGTTGGTCCATATGCTTTACCAAACTGGTTAGTTTCAAAAACAACTTCGTCACCTTCTGAATCAATATCATATGATACAGGAAAGTCTAATGCAAAAGAATGTAATACTTTACGAATCTTTTGAATTCCAGTTTGTGGTGATAATGTTCTTTCATTCAACTCAGTTGATAACTGAACGTTGATTTTAGAAATCACCTCATTATTAAGAATACTAGATGATTGAGAGTCGTCAGGCTCATGTGCTTTGAAAGCCTGACTCGTTTCAATATTATAGAATTCTTTTAAAAAGTTTTTAAAACTCATTATGTGTTAGCGTATACAACGTTATCATTAGCTGAAATTGTGTTGTCGGCACCCATACCACCAGCAACTAATACTTCAGTTTGAACACGACCTGCACGACCACCTGAACCAACTTTACGCAATACCCAACCAGTATGTGCTGGTTTGTTAGCTTTGTTAGCTGGCAAGTTAGCTTCGACAGCATCTACACCAAATACACCAACTGCGATACCTGATTTAAAGGCACCAACTGTTGTGTTAGCATATAATGCATCACCGTTTTGTGCTAGACCTAGACCACCTGCTACTGCAAATTTTGGTGCACCAGTGTTAGCATCTGTAGTTGACCATAAAGACATTTTGTTTCTCCTAAGTTATACTCTATTTATTGTTTTTGTAATGTGTCTGTCAATTGAGGGTCAGATTCAAATTTCTCTACTTTCCCTGATACATCTTTATCATTGTTTAAATCTTTTTTCTTTTGTTTTGCTTTTTTTACTGTATCTTTAACGATATCTGCTTGACGTGATTCGTTTACAGGTACACAGTTAGGAACTTCTTTACCATTTTTCTTTTTAGTTCCAACCATTTCATAGCCTTTCCAACAAGGGTCTTCACCCTTCATTTTCTCAGCTTCATTAACTTCTACAGACTCGTTTGAATATCCCTTCTTTTTGTTATATTCATAACGGTCACTATGCATCTTATTAATTTCTTCTGGTGACTTAGGTAATTTGTCAGTAGTTTTCTTTAATTCTTTACTGTCTTTTGCTTTAACGTGAGCGAAAGATTTTACCATTTTACCTTGAGTCTTTTGAATAGCTTCTTTATCACCAGACTTCTTAGCTTTTTCCCAGTTACTGAAACGTGCTTTATGCACTTCACGTGCTGTGTCTAGTGAAACTTCATCAATCTGTTCAACTTCTTCTGTAGCAAGTTTAGAAGCTGTTTGATGTACATTAGTTGAATACTCTTTACCAAACTTATCTCTAAGTGATTTTAGAAACTTCATATATTCATGACTACCACCAGGTGTCTTTTTAGCATGACCGATAATCTGTCTAGCAGTGATAACGTGGTCAATCGCTTCTTCAATCTGTTCTTGAGTAAATTCTACTTCTTCGTTACGTTTATAAATGGTATTTGGATTGTTTCTCAAATATTCATCACGTGACTTTTTCATTCTTTCGATGTGTTTTCTATATTCTTCATCATCAGCAGAATAACCAGTCTTAGAAGCTTCAATGTTCTTCAAGTTTGTTTGAGTGCGTTTAACTGCTTCACTCTCAGTCATAGAGCGTTTCTTGGCATGAGCAACTTGTTGACCAAATTCTAATTCACTCACTGCACCATGTTCTTCATCATCAGTAGAACCACCAACATGACCTTTATCATGTTTTGGTTGCATCTTAGCATATTTAATGCTACTGAATACGTCTGAAAACTTTTTAGCCATTGTTCTTACCTTTTAAGAATGAACGAACACTTTCTTTAAGTGTAGAAAGTTTTTCGCTAAATGATTCTTGTTTAACTGATTGAACTGCCGCTTTATGTACATCAGGTTGTTTCTTAGTACCTGCGGCTTTAGCTTTGTTGTCTTCTAATTCAGCTTTGAATTGGTCGTTATCAGCTTCTTCTTTAGCAAGTTTTGCGTTTGCAACTTTTAAACCAGCAATACGTTTATTGGAACGTTTGTCTAACAAATTATCAATAGCTTTTCTTGCAGGACTTCTGTCTTGGTCTCTTACTTTATTTCCTTGAGCATCTCTATCATTAGTATTATATCTTTTGATAGAATCATCTTTGTCTGCTGTAGCTTTCTTAACGTATGAACCTAAAGTGTCTTTAGATAATTCATCTAACTGCTCTTCTTCTTTCATTGCTTGTTTAGTAGCAGTAGCGTACATTACTTTTTTAGCATCATCGCCATAACGTGCTTTGAAACCTTTAAGATTCTTTTTCATACCATTAACGATTTTCTCACGTTGTTGCATATCTTCGTCAGACATTTTAGCTTCGTTAACTTCAACTTCTTTTTCTTGTTTTTGTTTAGAACCACCATATTGAGAACCTTGAACTTTACGTGCAACTGGTTCTTTCTTATCTTTAGAATCATAAGGATTAGCTTCACGTTTAGCCGCTTGACGGTCACGTAAATCATCAATAGCCGCTTCTTGTACAGATTCGACTGCTCTATGAACTACATCTTTACCATCTTTTTGTGCAAGATGAACAGTAACTAAATGTTGTTTAGATTTAGGTGGATTGAAATGTTTTACAGCTTTTTGTTTAGCTTCGTATGATGAATTGGCATGTAACTCATGTCGTTTACCATCATGTGAGAAAGCAACATATCCGTGTTGTCCTTCTTCTTCGTTTACAGTATCTTCTTTGCGTAGAAGTTTAAAGTCTTGAGCATCAATCTTGCCATTCTTATTAGCATCGATTTTGTGTTGATTACCTTTTAATTCTTCGCTAACTTCTTTTTTATTGCGAAGTTTTTTAAAATCATCAGCATCGATTTTGCCGTTTTTATTAGCATCAATCTTATGTTGATTACCTTTCAACTCTTCATCCATACACTTCTTAGCGGCCTCTGCGATAGCTAAAGTAAGTTTATCTGTAAACATTTCTTTTTCCTTATTATTGTTACGTTGTTATTCTATTTATTTAACTTATTACTTTGATTTTACTATTATCTTGAGATTTCTTCCCAGTCTATTCCTGCAAATATATCAGCGCCAGCAGTATTAGTTGAACAGCATAGCGTCAATTCATAAGAAGTTCCAGCTAAACTATCTCTTTCTAGTTGAAATTTGAATAGTGCTTCTTTTAGAATGCTTACGGGAACACTACTTTGTGTTGTTGATTGTAAGAATCCAGAAGCTAGAATTCTACCGCCACTAACAGTTGCAGAATCTAACTTATATTCAATAGCAGAATCTACTCCAGCACTTGTCCAAGTACCGCCAGTAGTTGTTGCAGACGCTCTAACTTGCCAATTGTAAACTGCGTTATTAGTTTGTCCCAATAAAGAAAGTGCTGTCAATATTGCGATAGCATCTAATTTGTCAGATTTTAGTCTTAAAGAAATTAAGTTATAAAAAGTATTGTCAACAGTTAAATCTATAGGAGCATTTACTGGTGTTGAAACAGCTTGTTGTAAACCATTTAATTCATATCCACCTTCAGATATAACTGAAGAGCAAATTTGTTTCATAGTGCTATTACTTGTTGTTATTCCAGTATTTTTAATTTCTTGTCTTAATGGTAATGAGGCTGTCGTAATGTACGTTGTTTGTACTAAGTTTGCGTGATTGAATCTGTGACATAACACAAATTCACCATCAATAATGAAACCCATACGGACAGTACCTAATCCTAACCATTCAATATCCATCCACATAATCTGTGCTTTAGTTAAATCGAGAATTTTACCTGATGGACCTGTGCCATCCATTGTATCAACAGACCAATCAGATTGAGGAACTCTAATTTCAGTTACACTACCTGTAACTATACTTCGCTCAACAAAATTGATAGTTGAATCAGTTTGCTCTAAGTACATACCATTGTTTGCACCATAATAACCAATTCTTTGTCTTAAATTAGTTTGTGCTGGTGCAAATACAAATGTTGTGTATATCAACAAAGATTTACCTGGTTGATATGAAAATACTTTAGTCGTTTCTCTAATGATTTCAGAATTAGCCGTAGTATCTATGTTAAGATTAACTAGTCCTTCATTTTGAGAAAATACAACGGTTGTGTTTGCTGTATTTGAAGTTGCCCAAAGATTATTATCTCGATATCGATGTGAGGAATCAAATAATGTATATGGTTGAGATACTCGTAAACGACCAAAAGCATCTACAGAAGTACCGCCAGTACCACCAGCAATATTTCCATACTTGTCAGCCAACATGACCACTTCATAAATGGTCTTGTTGTTGTTTAGAAATTCGTTGGTTTGTTTACTAAATTGAGTCAATTAGCATCTCCAACGACGTAATGCTTTATTGATTGGACTATCGGGGTCACGTTTAGTCTCAGCACTTGCATGAGCACTCTTCATTCCACTCATACGAGCACAGAATGATTTTCTACGTGAAGCACGTTTACCTGAAGGATTCTTTTCAGTCACTGCTGTTTTCAGTTTAGAACCTGGATTCTCACGTCGATACGCATTGACTGCTTTTTGGCTCATACCATCGGTGTTGTCAGCCTTGTTTACTTTTTGCCAGTCTTCTTTGACTTGCTCATCGCAAATACAATCTTTTTTTAATCTATCACAAGCATCACAATATTCATCATTTTCTTCTTTTACAGGAACACAGTTAGGAACTTCTTTACCGTTCTTGGTTTTTGTTCCTATTGCTTCATAGCCTTTCCAACAAGCTTTCTTTAAGCTTTCTTTTAAATCTTTAAATCTTTTCATGCTAGACTACTTTCTTAGATTTGAATGATGATAAACTAATACCTTGTTTCTTTAATTCGTCTTCTTTTTGAGCACCAATACTATATGTGGTTTCATCACCAGTCATCTCATCAAAAGGTTTCTTCTTTGCTCTAGTGCTTAAAGAACCTCTTGATGGATTTTCACCGCATCCAGATAAAGATATACCTGATTCTGTTCCAGCATCTATTTCGTTGATGCTACTTTCTGACTTTTGCTGTAATTCTTTCTTCGTCTGTTTGAGCGACTTTTTGGTTTTTGTGTCGGAGCAACCGCAACTGGTGTCGCTTGCACATTCGTTGATTCCCTCGCTAAGAATTCCTCTACCGCTTTCTTCTCGATTTCTTCCTGTGCTTTCACGTAAGCTTCCGAAAGTTCTCTTGCCATCTTGTCGTACTTCGTCACTCCAAACAGCCAATCCACTATCTTTATCAATAAATTCTTCATTTACATTCTCCATTAATTTAATAACATAACCACGAGGTGCTTTATAAACAACACCACCTTTTTGATTTGCGTGTTCCGTGGCCGAACGACGCATCATAAAGATTCTCACTTTGCCGTGACTATCTTTAAGTAACTTCATATTTTCCATCTGTTTAGATGTCAACTCTAAATTAGATTCTGCAATAGAATCATTGTTTGACATCTCGGTACCTAACGTCAATAGATTACGAGCACCAGAATCTGAAAACTCATAACTTTCACTGAACAACTGACCGAATGTAGAATTGATATCTTCTTTTTGAACTTCTTTTGTTTTTAATGTAGATAATACATTTTTTGCTTTTAATGGTACTTTAGCTTTGCTAGATGTGTTAACATTCTTAGCAGACATAGATGAACCTGTAATAGGAACATTTCTAGGTTGAGCAACTGGTGCTTTAGGCACTTCTACTAGTTTACCATTAACAACACGATGTGTAACTTTATGATTCTTACCATATCGACCATAACCTAGATATTGCAAGCCCATTTGTTTAGCTTGACTAGACATACCTTTTTCATCAGCATGGTCTGCTGGTAAACGACCAACATCAGCTTTTCTAACTTTAAGTGCGTCTTTTGATTGTAATTCTTGAGCAATCCATGCTTGAGCATTTTCGTGTTTAGGAGGTTTAGCTACAAACTCTTTAACACCTTTATAGATGTCTAACATCTCATCTTTTTTCTGTTGAGCAACCTCTGGTGGTGCTTGTCTTAAATCTTCGGAGTTATCAAACTCTCTATAACCATCACCAAATAGTTTTGCTAATTCTGGTCTAGCCGCTTGTACTGAATCCCATTTCTCTTTTCTAATTTCTTCAGGAACTGTACGGCCGCCACGTTGACCACGTTCGATATTACGTTGCTTAGAAACTTCATCGGCAGTATTAACCATCACCATAGATGATTCATAACCTAGTTCTTCTAAACGTTCTTTAATCTTTTTGATTTTTTCAGGGTCATCACCTGTGCCGTTAATGATAAGACCATTACGACCTTGAAGTGCTAATCTTTGACGTAACTCAGTAACGTTTTTTGCTTTACCACGAATGAGATTACGTGCATCCTCTTCAGACTTAGGCATACGTTTATCAAGACCTTCTCGGTCCATCAAGTACTCTAATGCTTTATCTGAATTGATTTCTGTTAAACCGTGACCTGCCAATGTGTTGTCTAACACATAGTCTTTACCAGAACCAGGACCACCAGCTAAGAATACTGCTTTGAAAATTGCTTTGTCGTGAACACCTTCTTGAATGATTTGTTCGAACAGAACATCAATAGGCATTTGAATAAATTCTTTGATTGTTTTTTTCTTCATTGTCCTCGGCCTCTATAGCAGAATATACTGTATTTATATGTTTTTTATCTTTGAAACGTAGTCTGAACACACTGCAAACACTTTTTCTTTATCTATTTCTGATACATCAGCATATAGTTCAGGTAACACAGTAACACTCATTTTGCCTACAGGTTCTTTACTTGGAAAACACCAGACATATCCATAACTAGTCATAGTATAGTCGTCTGTATTGTGCCAAAAACAATTTAGATTTAGTTGTAATGCTCTAGTGAAAGCTTTAGCATCTTTACAATGTACCCAAAGTCTTCCACTATATTTGTCTAAAAACTCTTCATCAACTTCATACTGAGCATAATCATGACCTAAAAATAAAACATCATCTTTCATTCTTAAATCAATTTCAACTGAATAACCTTCATCAAGTGCTTGTTGAATGTATTCAGGTTTATTTTCTTGTGTTGGATTAGGACCAGATAAATTACCTCTATGTGCTATTAGTATCATTATAGATTCCAAACAATCGCTAAATTTTCACCAGCAGGATGAGGAACTTTAATCTCAACTCGCTTGCCTATTTTATTGAATAAGTGTTCATGCACAGCTTCAGAAAAACTCCATGCATATACATCATGAAATGCTAAAATATACTTTTCACCTAATAATGGTAAGAATGCATCAATATCTTTAATCATTTGTTCAGGAAAGTGTCCTGCATCAATGAACACAAAATCTAAAGGTTCTTTGATGTGTTTTCTAACGGCAGTTTCTGTATCATCAGGACTCCAACCAATTTCAGGATACAATGTGTCTTTCAAATCAAATTTTTCAATTAAATAATTGACTGATTTAAAACCATCAGCTTTATCATAAACTTCACGAGCGAAGTCTTTATACTTACCTGGATTCTTACACTTTTCTTCAATGTATGCATCCATAGTCACACATTTACCACCAGTTTGTTTAAAGCCTAGCCCAATAGCAAGTGAACTTACACCAAAAGCTGTTGCACACTCATATCCATTTTTAAGGTTATTATCTGCAATCAGTTTAGTTAAGAATTCAAACTCTTCTTTTTTAATTGAGTATGGATATGGATGCTGTACCATCTTAATATTATTAGTACCAGTCATCTCATACTGAACAGGGCCGTCTGTTAGCGTAACAATCTTTTCGAAATTATTCATTTGTCATTTCCACATACGGACCTTTTGGTGTATGCATAATAGTTTTATTGATTGAGAATTCTTCCCAGTTTAAATGTAATGCATTAATCCATGTTTCAGATAATACATGAGGACATAATAACTGTGTATGATTATATAGAAGGTTTATATTTTGTGGTAATAAAGCAAATAGATTCATTTGCAATACACTACCTACTTGAATCATGTCACCTGTACCTTGACCAAGATGATTCTTATGAGCAAGTGTGTAGAACTTGTTCAATTCAAAATCAGGTAAATCATCAATAATCATATCAGGTCTCATACGAATAACTAAATCATATTGCTGACCATTCTTAGCCGCATAGTTATTCATAAGAGAAACACCTTCACTCAACTTATAAAACATACTTAAAATGTTTCTAGGTTTATGTGCAAAGTTAGGATATTCATATCCTCTTTGTTCAAAGTGTTCGTTAAATGAAGGAACATCATCAATTATTCTTTTGTTCCAATCTTCAAGTCGAATATCTTTTGGTTGATATGCTTGAATGATTGCACCTACATTAATCTCAGGACTATCATCAAATACACCTGTTTCAGTTACTTTATCACCAGGAGTCCACCAACCTTCGTCTGACCATGTGTGAATAAAAACATCAGGATTATATTTGTCAAGTACTTTTTCTTTAAAGTTAGGAAATACTTTTCCCCAACTACGCATATGACCAGTTAAAATAACGGCTACTTTCATACTCTATGATTCTCCAAATAATAATGTAAGTCTTCAGGTGTACCTAAACCCCACATCTTTTCAATTGATTTGTTTCTAATCTTCTTACCATCAGCAATCGCTTCATTGAATGAAGGACATGTGTAGAATTCACCATTAGTGCGAATGTCTTTTGAAATCATTTGTTCAGCATACTTAACATAGTCTGAACCTTTCTTCCAGTAATAGATTCCCACTGTTGCATTATCAGAAATAGGATTCTTCTCAGCAACTTCAGAAATGAAACCATCATCACCAATCTTAGCGAATGACCACTTAGGATGAGTTGCTTTGAATGTTACGATACCACCATCAACTTCATCGGCAGTAAATGCATACAACACTTCATTAGAATTCCATTCAACATATTGGTCTGAGTTAGCCATCAATAAAGGCTCACCGTTATCAATCAATTCTTTTGCTAACAATGTAGTTCTTGCGGCACCATCAGTAACACCATCAACTTGAATGATGTCGCAACCAGGTGTAATTAGATTGAGCAACTGTTTAAGATTATATTTCTCATAGTGCTCTTTTTGTACCAAGTAAATGAAGTGTGCTTCTACATTCAAGTTTTCAACTACAACTTGAATCATAGGTTTACCGTTGACTTCAATCAAAGGTTTAGGGAAAGTGTATCCTGCTTGTGCGAATCTAGAGCCAGCACCAGCCATAGGAATTAATACATTCATCTTTTCATTTCTCCATGGTACATTAATATTTTTATTTGTCAATTCAAAATCATCAACGTATTGTAAAAATCTGTTGCCATTTAAATCGTCTGCGTTCTTAACTGGATAAAGATTACCGCCAGACTTGATAGCACCTTCTCGACCAATATGACTGTCTTCTACAATAATTGTGTTTTCAGGTAATGCATTAAGTGCAATCATGCATCTCCAATACATTTCAGGATGTGGTTTAGTATGTTTAACGTCTTCATTACTGACTACGTAATCAACATAACCTAAAACACCAATAGAATGCAGTGCAACACGAACAGTCTCTCGAATACTGTTTGAGGCTACTGCAATCTTCCAACCACGCATTTTCAGGTGGCCAAAGATATAACTTGCTGTGTGGTTTATTTTTAGTTCGGAAACTAAACTAATAGTTGAGTTTTGCTTGTTTTTCCAAACCAAATCATGAGATTCAACAGGAAGACCTTTTCTTTCGGTCAACATTTTTAATTTTTTGGTTGTGCTTAGTCCATCATATAAACTTAAGTGTTCATCACGACTAATAACATATTGCTCACCAATTTCATTTAATGCTTCATTTAATGCTTCATAGTGTAATTCTCGAGAGTCGATTAATACACCATCTAAATCAAATATAACAAGTTTATTCACAATCACGATGCCTTTTATTATGTCTCACAATGGCTTTGCCATTACATTTCATTTTATATTTAGTACGAATTCTTAGAGACCATTCCACATCATCAGCTTGACCCCAAGTTAGATTTTCATTAAATGGTTCAGTCATCATCACATGTTTCTTGACTAGCATATAACCACCTGACTGATACATGTAATTAGTTAATGCCCATTCATCATAAGGTAATGCTGTATATCTAGGGTACAAAGGACAATCCCAAGTTACCCAATCAGTAAAGTGTCTTTTACCATTCATCAATAACTGAGCATTAGAACAGACATCCCAATCATCACCAAACTCAAGATATGATTTGTACCAGTCTTTATCAAAAACATAGTAGTCATGCATCAATACAATATTCTCATACTGCGCTTCTTGGCATAGAATATTTTTCTTACGAGTTACCCAACCTTTACGTTCAGTATCATCGAAGTGTATATATCTAACATCAGGGTCATCATAGAAGTGTTTGTCACCAATCAGTAGTATTTCATACTTAGGTACATTCAATTCTCTAATCGAAGCAATGACTTCATAGATTTGTTCCATATTGGAATAATCTGTTGTTATAGCAAAGGTAAAATTCATAGTAATTTTAAGATATCGTCAACTGTATTTTTAATTGTGTGATTTAATGTTACAAACTCATAAGCATTATCAATCTTCTCGTCTGTTACATAACCAGCATCTAAGAATTCTTTCATATATTGTAACAAGTCTTCATCGTGTTCGTATGTGAAGCCAAAGTCTTTTAAGAGTTTAGCACCTGCAATGTTTCTTGAAGTCCAAGGTGTTTTGTTTAACATAGCTTCAAGTAGTACAAGACCGAAGCCTTCTTTATGTGAATGCATGATATACAAATCAGATTCCATAATAGCAGACATGACATCATCACGATTCTCAACCATCAATGGTTTAACGAATTCTGATTCTTCAGGTTTAATATTATGTCTGTTATCATAACCAGTTAATACTAAAGTGACATCATCACGACCAAGTCTATTAAATGTATCAACAAGTTCTTTCATAGCTTTATTAGGCCAATATCCGCCACATGATAAGAACATGTATTGAGTTTTGATTCCGTATTTCTCTCTAAAGCCAGGAAGTCCTGTTGAGATTTTAGGGTCAATACCATGTCTAATCTCTTTAGACTTAGTAACAACACCTTTATCAATTACATAGTTCCAGTCTTCTTTTGTTGAGCAACCTATATAATCACATTCTCTAATAGCATTTAGATATGTTTGACTTTCAGAAGGAACAATCAACATAAACAGAATAGGCGATTGAATCGCTGAAGCATGACGTAATACAAAATCTTGTACTCCAACATCACCACCATGAATTACAATCAAATCCCACTTTTCATTTAGAACACTAATTAAATCAGTTACTCGAACACCATTCCAATCACCTTGATGCTCACCAGTAAAGACACAAACTTCATGTCCTCTTGATAGAGTCTCTTCAGCCATATCTCGAACATAGTTTTCAGAACCACCAGGAAATGGTGCGTAGCGATGCACCACATATAAAATTCTAGCCATATTTTGCCTCAATTAGTTTGCGCCATTCTGGCACTCGGTCATACTGGTGAACAATCACAAAAGGATGTCCTGTGCTTGTCTTAACAATATCACCATCAATGATAGGACTAGATTCTAACAATTTATCTCTAAATTCGTCAATCTTAGAAGGGTCTGCTGTCGTACCTAATTGACATGCCCAACCATCTTCAGAATTCATATAGTAACTCGTTGACTTGTAAGGCTCCATCGACGTAATCACATTAAACGTTGATTGGTCTGTAATAGGAATAGGTTTATTCAAACACGCAAGGAAGATATTCATAGCTAAGTCTCTCATAGCATAACCACGACCAGCTAATACTCCTACATTGTAAATCGTATTATCTTTATAGTAATTATAGATATACTCACCATAAGTTTCTAATAGATTCTGATTACCCCAAGGTTCATCTTTATATTTGATACTTTCACTAGCAAAAACTAATTGCATAGGATTCAATGGGTCAAGCATGAACTCAAGCCATTCAACAGGATTGCTTTGAAATACAACATCTTTAACGTCTGTCGTAATGACATAACGGTAATCGATTTTGTTTAGATGATTGAAAATGTGTAAGAATCGTTCGACATGAACCATCAATTGTGAATCATAAACAAGGTTGCCTTGTTCATCTTGATTGAAACCAATGATTGTGAAGCCTGCTTCAATCACTTTATCCATAGTGTATTTGTCAGCATTCATCATAATCAAAACTTTATCACCAGCAAAACCACTCTGATTGATAGAGTTTACCCAATATTTAATTGTGTCCCACTTGTAGTTAGTGGTGCATCCTATAATCAAATCTTTATCCATAATAACTCCAAAAATTATATTACATATTACTTATATGACTTTTAAAAGACTCCACAGTTACTTTTGAGTTTGTAGTCATAAAGTTTTTCTTACGCATGATTGTTTTCACTCGCACTTCAAATCCTGTTCCTCGTTTATATTCGATAACTACAGGCAAGTTTAAATCTTTTTGTAAATCGACGATAACATATTCACCGTCTTTTTGTTTACGAATCTTTTCTGCTTTGCTTGCTTCAATACGCTTGAATAGTTGTTGCAACTCGGCCAACTTGATACAAGGTTTGTTTCTAGTGTCACTCATGCGCTCACCAAAGTGTTTAGTGAACTCAATATCAACACCATATTTGTTTAGTAGTCTATCCGCAAACTTCTCAAGGTCTTTTACTTCTTGATAAGTATATAGATGACATTCAGTAGCATCTTCTTTGATGTTTTGTCCTGGTGTAGCATTCTTATAAGTCTTAACTAACTTATCTGAACCTTCTTCACCAGCACCTGCTTTTGAAACAAATTCTTGTTTTTCTCTTAGGAAGTCTTTGAATTTCATATTAGTCTCTAGTTAAATTGAGTATCTTTTGAATTTGCTCTTCAATAACAGGACCACGATTTGGCCATTTAATGACCGGTTGATTTGCTGTTTGTAATAATCTAGTTAGAAACGGAAGAATAAGTTTTTCAACTTGATTTAAACGTTGTTTGTATTCTTCAACTGTCTCATCTTTTTCTGCAATAACTGATTGATACTCATCCTCATCTATTGCGGTAAAACCAAAATCATCATCACCATACTGAGCAATCACTGCTGATATGTCAAATTTCTTTTCGCTCATTTTTAGTCCTCGGTGTATAACAGTACGATAGATGATTTGTTTTGTAATTGAAATTGAACAAAACCTTCTTCAATTTTTACTTCAGCGTCTTCATCTTTGACGTTTTTAAGTTTATCTAATATCTGATTCTTAGCTTCAAGAACCAATGATACAAATTCAAATATGACAGTAATCTCTTTAGATATATTTCTATAGAATCTTAAGATTTCAGTTTTCTCAATCTGGCGTTTACGTCTAGTGTCAACACGCTTTGATTGCAATATATGTGCATTCAACGACTGCTCAATATACTTCATGAACAGATTTTTGTTATCCGCATCATTTAGTTTGTTTCGTTTTAACTTTGTGAATGTTTTGAAGTGATTCTTGATTATTTCGGATGCTGATATTCTATTTAATGTCAATGCACTAATATCAGATAGTAATCTGGTTGCTTTTAAGATATTTTCAGATAAAGCTAAGGTATCTTCACGAGTCACCAATTCTGTTCCTGAAAGACGGTCTTTCATAGAATTTAACACACGTAAAGTTTGTTTAGCACCAATAAAGCCTTTGTTGAATATAACTTCTTCTATAAGATACATTCTAGGATTATCGATTTGCTTAGCCTCTGAAAGAAGCACTCCGCTAGAGTGCTCTTTGTATTCTTTAAAATTATGCATAGAACTATTTATATGTTCTATTATCTAATCGTGAGGAATTTGCGTTACTTCTTTGATATGATTACACAATTCTTCAACTGAAGGAACAATAATTTTACTTGTTACCCAATCACCTTTTGAATTGTAACCCGTAAATTCTAGATTATAACCATTATCTAAAATGTTAATTGATACGCTATCAACACCTTTTACGATGTCTTTATATTGTGATTTTGCCATCTGTATTTCTCCTATACTTTAATGTCACCTGAAAAGTTTTTAAATTTGCTTTCTCTATTACCAAATGAATTGACAGGTTTATCTTGTCCTGAATCACTGATATCAGTTTGAGCAGATTGTTCTGCATCATATAGACGCATCTTCGACCTATCAACACCAACCACAAATTTCTTGTAATAGCTAGGGTCGTTATATCGATTCTTTAATTGTTTTACCATAATCTGATTTAGTTGCTCTAACTCTTCAGTACTAATTAGTGCAAACATAAAGTCTGCGGTAGCAGGTAAACCAAACGATTCTGAAGTATCTTCAAGACCTACATCAGTATTACTGAAACCGCTACGAGTTGTTTGTGTTGCTGAGAACACAGGTACATCATACTCAACTGCGAAACCACGCAACTCTTCTGCGATACTCTTAATGTAAGTATATGAATTGATTGAACCGCCTTGCTTCATTCTAGATGAGGCACATATATTCAAGTAATCAATAAACACAATATCAGGTTTGAATGATTTCTTTAAACTCAACTCAGTCATCAATGCTCTAAAGTGTAACACTGAAGCACCTGCTGTTGGGTATTCTTTAATGATAAGCTTACCTTGAGTTTTGTTTTGTAATGCTTTGAATCGACGTTCGTAATCTTGTTTAGATATACTTTCAATATCAGCTAAACTAATATTCAATAAGTTAGCATCAATACGTTCAGCAATACGTTCTTCAGCCATTTCCATGGTGATATACAACACGTTTAGACCTTGAGCGATACATGCGGCACTCATATGACACATGAACATAGACTTACCAACACCAGTACCAGCTAACAGAATGTTTAATGTTTTGTTAGGGATACCACCTTTAGTAATCTTATTGAATAAATCTAAGTCAAACTTAACTCGAGATTCTACTTTATGGTAGAAGTCATAACGAGAACTAAAGTCATCCATGTAATCGTGACCAACGTTACTATCGAATGAGACAGCAAGTGCATCAGATAATAGTTTAGGTATCTCACCTTTAGATGTCTTACCTGATTTGTCGTCTAAGATATGAACAGAATCCATAATCGCATTATAGACAGCTTTATCTTGACAAAACTTTTCAGTCTGTTCGACTAACCAGTTTATATCAGTCTTTTCATTTCTATTCTGTTCAATTTGTTTTAGAGTATCAACACATGAACGAACTTCTAATTCAGTGTAATTGGTTGACTCTAAAATTGTAATGATTAAAGCTTCATTAGTAGGAAGCGATTCATACTTACCAATGAAGTCTTTAGTTGTTTTAAATATAATCTTTTCTGAAGTATCAGCAAAATATTCTTCGTTTAAGAATGGTAATGCTTTGCGTGTGAATTCGTCATTATAAATCAAATTCTTCAGTATCGATAGTTCTAGTCTGTCCATAAACTTCATCTTTTAATATAAGTTGGGTAAGTATATCGCCCATCAGTGTATTGAATTCTTGTGAGTTTGTCAAAAATTCAACATCAAAATTCGCTTTGTTGTAAATGTTATAGCCAAACTGAAGTCTGGCCATAGTTCCTTCTTCTACAATCTTAGCACCATTATAGTAATATATAACACCTTTGAACTTACCGCTAATCAGTTCAATAGCGGTAAGGTCGGAGTCTTCTATATCATGTAGTCTAAAATCAACACCTTCTTTAATCGACTTCTTCTTCAATCTCAACCAATGGCGTATTGTCTCCCATAATGCTTCCATAAGCGATTTCATATTTCTTCCTTACATATTCTTTAAACTTTTCGTTTGCTAACAAATCATTCCAGAAGTCGGATGTTTGAGTCTTATCAAAACGAACTTTATCACCAACTTCACCAGTCTCTAAATCAACCTTAGAATACCAGCCAGGTGATGGTTTCTGTACAAAGTTACCTTCGATAGCAACATCAAGCAAGCCTGAATATTTTTGAATACCTGTTTCAAAGTCTACTGTAATAAGAATCTTAGATTTCTCACGTACATATCGTGATTTCTCAACGTTGATTACAAAGTTATATCCTGTAATACCTGAGGTATCTTTTTCTTGTTGACGACCTAGAATAAAGATATTGTCTGCTGAGTAGTATGAACCAGTACCGCCACCAACTACATCTTTAGCATACATTTCCATAGTTTTGTATGTGTGATTAACAACCACCATTGGAATGTCTTTAAGTGTTAAGTGTGGTGTTACCATACGGAACAAACTCTTAACTTGTTTAGCACGTGACATATCAGCTACTGATTTACCTTCAATCGCATCTTCAACTTCTTTCTTAGAAGCCAAGTTACCAATAGAGTCAACAACAATAATTACTTTATCGCCTCTAGCAATCTCTTTAAGTTGATTCATGATATCAAACTTCAATTGTTCAATATCAGTTAATGGTGTATGCAACACTCGGTCCATATCAATATTGAATGTCTCGAAGTACTTCTTAGGTGTGCCGAACTCAGAATCATAGAACATCATCACAGCTTCAGGATACTTATCCATGTATGACTTAGCCATCAATAGACTAAATGCTGATTTAAAATGTTTACTAGGACCTGCCCACATTGTAAGACCAGGTGTTAGACCACCATCAATACGACCTGACAGTGCTACGTTGACCATAGGCACTTCAGTCTCGACCATATCTTTTTCATTGAACAGTGTCGACTTTGAAAGAATCGCTGACTCTTTAATTGTACTGTTCTTTTTTAATTTGTCCATCAAACTCATAATAACTCCTTATTGGAAGAAACTTTCTAATGTAAATACTTTTTCTGTAGTCCATCCCATGCAATTAAGAATAATCTTAATAGGCTCTAAGAATGTCTTATCAAACTGAGTATCATAATCGATATACGCTTGAATATTAAATTCTTTAGGCAACCTTGCTGGAAAAGAAATAACAGTATCTCTAAAAGGATTAGGAACTTTTAGATATGTAAACTTAATCTTTTCACCTTCTTGAATTAACGGATACTTATTCGTTAACTTCAATTCACGTAAGTAATGATTATATAAAATAGCACCCTTGACGTGTATTGGTGTACCGCTATTATACAGTGTAGATGAATTAGAGTACTTTGTCAAACCGTTGATACCTCTAGGAAACGAAATGTCTTCGGCAGGTAAACCTCTGAAGAACTCTCTAAAGTCTGATATGAACTTTTGCATATCTTCTTCTGTTCCTGAAATCATAATTCGAATAGACTCTTTCATCTTATCTCGAACGACTGAAGGTGTTGAAGACTTGACCATCTCTAAACCCATCACTTTTAAATCAGGTTCGTTGTATTGAACACCTTCATTATTAAATACGTTTAGGATGTATCGCTTCTTAGCAGTCCAGATACCTTTGTTTGATAGTGCTTCACGTTTCATTTGCATCTTTTGAGCATACGCATGAACATATTCAGCTAACTCTTTATAGCTAGTATCGATATATGGTTGAATCTTGTGTTCACAAACTCTATCCATAAAATCAATAACTTTTAAAGTAGATGCCGTTACTTTACCATCAACACCATACACACTGTTTACTAACTCAGATAAGCGCAAGTAAATAGAATCAGTATCTGAAGCAATTACATAATCAGCATCAGTCTTTAGTAAGCTGTTCATGTAAGCATTCAACTTAGCTTCAATCCATTTAATACTCAATTGACCTGCTGAAGTAACAGCCGAAGCCATACGTAGGTCATAGAATCTAAAGTACTGTGAACCAAGTGCACCATATGCAGAATTCAATGAAAGCTTTTTAGCTAACTGTAGATTGTTATATCTAGCAATCCGTTTTTCAATCTCAAACAACTTAGATTTGTCAGTCTCTTTTTCATAGTCTTTCTTAGCTTGAATCATCATGCCTTTAAACTTCTTACGGTCTTCATACATCTCTTCCATCATACGAGGCAAGAAACCTTGTTTAGTTGTAGTGAAGAATTGTCCGTTAGGAGTTAAAGTTACATCTTTTAATTGTGATGTATCTACTTCTTTATTAAGAAGTTTCTCTAATGATATTCCATCAGAAATAAGATTACGAATTTCTTGTGTATAATCAGAAGGTTCTAACAAAGTCTCAGGTGAGATGTTGTATTGCATCAATAGATGTGGGTACAATGAGTTTAAGTCAAAGCTTGCTACCCATTCATGCACACCAACTTGAGGCTCTTTAACATAAGCACCTTCGAACATACTATCTTTAGTTTTGTTACCTTTAGGTGGAACAATAATGTTACGTTCTAATAAATGATTGTATGTCAGTGCATCCCACATACGAGTTTGAGCAAAGACATCTTCAAAGTTAGTCTTAGTATCGTATGCTAGTGTTAGTGCTAATTCAAACAGTTTAAGTTTATCATCTAAGCGTAGAATCAATTCAACGTCATGGATGTTATACTCAATAAACTTTTGAAAGTTTAGTTTGTATAGTTGGTGTAAGTTATCATACTCGTCATATGAAATCTTGCTTTCACCTAATTCGACGTGAGCAATGTTATTTAATGAATATGATTCTTGTGATTTACCGCTAGGTGAATACCATTTATATAATTCGATGTAATCGAGCACCGCAACACCGATAGGATAATAAGCATCTAACTCTTGACCATTGTTAGCATTAGTTCGTCTAACATTAACAATGTTCCATGGTGATAGCTTCTTGACTTCTTCTTCACCAAGCAATTTTAAGAATCGATTGTACAAATATGGAATATCGAAGAACTTGATGTTCCAACCTGATATAACATCAGGACATTGGTCTTGCCACAATCTTAAAAACTTTTTACATAGCTGATACTCATCAGCACATTTAATGTATATCTCATCAGCTTTTAATTGATAGTCACCACAGCCAAATACAACCATCTTGCCACCAATATACTTGATAGCAATAGCAGTTATCGGTTGCTCTGCTTTGTATGGGTCAGGGAATCCATTCTCAGAACCAACCTCAATATCAATTACAGCAATAGAAACGTGTTCGAAGTCCCAATCAATCATGCCTTTGTTTTCATCAGCGATGTAGGCATACTCGTATCGATTGTTACCATAGATTTTAAAGTTTTGAACCTCATCGTACCGACGAATGAAGTCTCTGGCATCTCGCATGTTATCAAACCTACGAGGCTCTAGATAGTCACCATTAAGTGATTTGAATTGTGTTTCTCTGTTAGTAGGAAGATAAAAAGTAGGCGCATAAGTAATTTTCAACTTAGTACGCCTACCGTCTTTAACTCCTCTATACAGAATGTTGTTACCTACGGCAGTAACATTTGTATAATAAGATTTACTCATTCTTGTATTATATCACACTCCAGGCAAAGTTGAAGCAATTTGAATGCCTGAACCAAACACCTGATTATATTGATTTTCAAGTTCGACTACTGGTGTAGAAATCAATAGAATGTCTTCTGCACTAATTTTAAAACCTGAAGTGAATTCTTGTGAGAACTCAATATAAGGTGAAAAAGCAATACCGCCTTGGTCATTTGCAGACTTTGGTGGTACAACAATCACTTGAACAGGTTGTTTAACTGAAACATAACCCTCTTCTTTATGAATGTCTACTTTTCCAATGATTGTGTGATGAGATTTGAATGTAATCAGTTTAATCTCAGCCATTAAATGCCTCGACTTCTTTCTGACTCATAACATCTAGAGTAACCCAACGCTTAGGAAACAAAGTCTCACGACCAGCAAAACTTTCTAAACTTAGAGTTGGGTCATCAATCAAACCAATCACTTCAACCAAACCATCATACTCACGAATGTGTAAATCATACTTAAGTGCTCTTACCAATTTCTTAGTAATCGCAATTGATTTGGCTACTGAAGGAAAATGAATATTTTGCATATTAAACTTTCACTCGCATAACACGTTGAGACTTACCTGTTCGACCAATACGAGTTTCACCCGTAAGTTCAATCATTTCTTTCTCAATCATACCTTTGTATCGTGCTGTGATTGAAGGATATGGTACATTTAGATTCTTAGTAACCACATCATCACTAATACAACCTTCACTACCATACTGTTTAATTGTTTCATAAACAACATCTTCAACAGTCATACCTTTTGCTTTAGGTGTTGTTTGAAACATACGCATAAGATTTCTAATTAATAACATATTTTACTCACTATAAAATATTAAACAAACGATTCAAGATTAGGTGGAGTCCAACCCTCTGGTTTGAGAATCTTACCATCTTCTCTACGAATCACCTTGCCTGTTTCGTAATCAATCTTATCAAGATTGCTACGTTTAACTTCTTCCCAGGCACCCTTCACATCGAAGCCCTTCATGTAACAATAACCTAGAATAACCCAAATCATGTCCATACAAGCGTCGAGTTGTTCAATATTATCATTGTCTACTCTAGCTTGCAAGAACTCTTTGTACTCTTCTTCAATTAAAGTTGCATAAAGGTCTTGATTTTCTTTAGTCACATCTTGACCACTTGCTTCAATAAAAATTGAAACTGCTTGAGGATTAATCATTAAGCTAATACTTTCAAGTTGTGTTCATAATGTTTCTTACGGTCTTCTAGACCAATTGTACCACCATTGATACGCTTAGTCATTGCTACGATATCTTTCTTATCAGCAATCTCGTTTAGTCCGTTTTTCTTCCAGAACCAGCAAGCTGACTCAATAGCACCTTCAAGTGTCTCTAAGTAAGCAATAGTCTCGTCTATAGATTTACCGATAGACTCAGCAAACTTAGTATAATTTTCTTTACCAGTCAATTGGATAGCACCACGACCACGATACTTGTAACCATCACCAGACTTTTCATCACCATTACCCATACGTGAAGCATAGATTTTATTAGCAATCATTTCAGGTTTACGTTCATATCTTGCGGCAGTAACATCGTCAGTGAAGTACTTTGGAAACACACCACGAAGACCTTTAGCACCGTAGTTTAAGTTTTCTTTTAGTACTGTAAAGTCCATAGACTCATGACCGCATTGTGCTAAGAAACCAGCGGCACGTTCTGGTGTATTAATATCATATTTTGGAAACACTTCTTGAAGTGCTTGAAACAACTGTTCAGGTTGTTTGTTGTTCTTGACACACTGTTTAAGTTTGTCGACTGTTAAATCTAAAGCCATTTATTTTTCTCCTATTTTAGTTATTGAAATTCCACACTTGAAAAGAAAATCAAGTCCTGCTGTATCTCTATATGTATGCTTGTAATATACATCTTTAATACCAGCACCATAAATTAATTTAGCACACTGAATACAAGGTGCATGAGTAACGAATAACGAAGCATCTTTACCAGACTCACCATCACGTGCTAGTTTGATAAGAGCGTTCTCTTCTGCATGAAGAACTTCAGGTCTGGTTTTTAATTCAAAATAATTTGAATCATGAAGACTGTTGTAATCTTTATACTCACAATCATTATCCCAACCTGCTGGCATACCATTGTAACCAATGCTGATAATTCTATTCTCTTTGACAATAATAGAACCAACTTTTAAACGCCTAGCACTAGACAATTCAGCAAATCGTTCTGCTGTGTCTATGTAAGCGTTAATCCACTTTAATTTCATTTTATTTTTCTTTAGGTTCACGACCTGTTAGAATGACACGCTCATTGATACTTCGAGCATATTCTGCTTGAATCATTTCTTTTTTGAAAACTGTACGTGCATCACCTGATAAGGTTGATAGCATACGTTTAATTGGTTTTGACATTTTGAATGTTGCATTCATTTTCATAATAATCACCTATATGAGGGTGCAGATTGACTGCACCCGTTGTTTAAATTACTCTACTAATAACTTCTTAGTATCTTTTACTTCAACTACATTAACGCCTGATTGAATTTCAATCTTCTTAGGTTTCTTATGTTCTGGAATATTATTGACTAATCCTACATGTAAGATACCATCTTCGTAACTAGCATATTCAACTTCAACCGTATCAATGATAGGGATTGATTTAGTGAATGCTCTAGTGCCGATTCCTTTGTGAAGATATTCTACATCAGACGTAGGCTCTTTCTTGTTGCCTTTGACAATGAGTTTACTATCTTCTATTTGTAATTCTATCTCATCCTTAGTGAAACCTGCAAGTGCAAATTGCACAATATACTTATAATCATTTATCTTGATTACATTGTGGGGTGGATAAGATGGAACTGATTTGTTGAAGTCGAATAATGCATCAATCTGATTGATAACATTTTCGAAGCCGATTGAGTGTGGCAGATTGCCGAGTGTATTTACAGAAATACGTCTTACGTTTGTCATGCTAATTTCTCCTATTAAGCGAGTGTTAAATTAAATCTACCCCGAAGGCATAGTTGTCAGTTTTTAAAGAACTGACAAACTTATTTATAATCTATTTACCAAAAAGTCCTAAAACTTTTGCTTTCAATGTTTTTGCCCATGCTGGTTGCTCAACGTGCCAACCAATGAATGCCCCAACTAGTACCCAAAATAAAGTTTCTAACATATATTACTCCTTTATTAAAAAGCTGATTTGTTCTGTTTCCAAGTCAAACCAGCAAAACTCAGTAGTGGACTAAGCCGCTACAGCGTATAACTCATCGTTTGCAGTTATATTTGATTAACTTTAACGTGTTATTTCCACGGACGCTCTTATCCTATCTCACGCTGTCGAAACCTGGTCATCCCCATCAAAGATACACTTTAAAACTTCTCTAGCTTTAAGAATAACTTGTCGTAAATCTTCATCATACGTTTCATAATAGAGTTCTTCTAATTCTTTTAAATGCTTTTGTTCAAACTCTAGATATTCTTTGCTAAAAATTCTCATAATATACCTTTGGTGGAGATGGGCGGAATCGAACCGCCGTCCAACATGCCTTACTTTAGAGTTTACGTCGTTTTCTTAATAATCAGTCTTTTTCTTACCGATATTATATTTACTTACAAGTTCCCACTCATTACGTTCTTTGTATGAAATAACTTTAATTTGATGTAATGGACCAATTTTGTCCGCCATAATTTCAGGATTAGCAATAGTTACTAAACCCCAATCAGATAACAACTTAGCAATCGCATTACGTCTCAGTATGTCGTTTTCATCTAAACTTGATGGTCTATCATCAAGTGCAAACAACTCTTTAAAATGTGTGATGTAATATTTACCTTGTTTATGTAATATATGACAAGATTGATACAACACTTTATCTGTTCTTGAAGCTACACCTATACGTGATAATGTTTCTCGCACTTTTAAAAAGTCATCTGGTTCTTTGAGTTTTACCTCAACAAAACTAGAAATGTCAATCATTTTATTTCCTTAATCCACCAATATCGGTTTTTTTTCTTATTATTTGGATTTGTTCTTCCGTAAGTAGTTGAAGTGCTTGTTTAGCTTTAGAATCAGAATAGCCATAATATGTTTTGACGCATTCCAAATCTTCAAGCTTCTCAGCTTTATCCCACTTATTGAACGGTCTTTTCTTAGACCTCACGGTATTTATAAAATATAAAAACTGTAACTTATTGTCTAGATGAGGTCTTTCATTCATCATATTAGCAAAACCTATACAGTCTAAATGATTGGCTAGTGCTTTATTAGTAAGATAAGGATTATATTCCTTCTCAGTTTCTCTATCAACAATCAAATTCTTTTTTCCTAAAAGAATCTCATTAACATAATCAAATGGTTTACTCATTTATTTTCCAGACATTGAGTGTGACATCAATTCTTCTATTTCTTGTTCGGTCAATGCTCTAACTCTAGTTACCGCAGGTTGTTTTATAGCGATAGGATACATCCATCTATCTTTTCCAGTATACTTGTCTGGTTTTTTATATTTTTCACCAACAACAAAATTTTTAGGGTCTACTTTATAAATCCAACCTGTAAGAATCGATGGATACCTAGCACTAGGAACAGCAACAAAATATAATTCGTCTACGTTTCGACATTTTGTTATTTGATTCGTTCTAATACTTAAACATTTATCTTTAATATAAGGTACTTGTGTTTTAACTTCGACAGTAATACCATTAACATTTAATGTTATTGAATCCCTATCTATATCTTTAACAGATATATCATAGACAACCATATCTTTTGTACTATCATACAAATCGATAGAATCTTCTATATAAACTCCACCTTGAGAAGATAACATATTTCTAATTATCTTTTCTCCGCATTGTCCTAGTTGAGATATCTTTATATCTCTTTTTAACTTTTCAACTTCACTAACTTTTTCCATAAGAATACACCTTATTGTTTAAGACTGCATTAATCTTTACCGCAATATCTTCAGCTATATCATCCATTCTTACCATGATATCTTGACCTGCAAAATATTCTACAGCACGTACAGTGAGACCTGCAAACAAATCAACATTTTGATTCTCGAACATTTTTAAGTAGCGTTCAGCACCACCATGACCTTCATCATCTCTATTCACACCTCTAGCAACAGAAAGAAATCGACCAAGTCTAGCACGAGTTGAGTTGTTAGCACCAGCATATCCAACATACATTGGAACACCATTTCTGTAGATACAATGAAATCCATTTTCAACCAAATACGACTCAGATGGATTTAAAATTACTCCAGCGGCAGTGTCGTAGTTTGGTGAAAAAGCAATTTCTGTGGCTTGATTTAATTTTTGAATAATCTCATCAGCATAATCATTGGATTCCAAATGTTCATCTCCCCATAAGTCTGTATACATTATTTAAACTCCGCTTCCATCATAATCATAGTTAACATAGCTAAATCATTTAATTGACTATCCGCTACAAAAGCATGTTTATATTGATAATCAGCTAGAGTAATCACTAAACTAGGAATATATCTAGCTTCCACTTTCTCATACAATGAATCAAAAAGTTTTCTGTACAGTGTTGTTGATTCATAATCACTATTAGCTAACCATCGCTTCATAGAAGCAAAATCTTTATTCTTTAAAAATTCGATAACATTCTCAACGTCTTCTTCTTTTAACTGTGTCAATACACCAACATCAATCTTTCCATATTTTGAGAATCTTTGTAATTCATTTAATACTCGTCTAAAATCAGGGAAATGTTTTTTAATAACTTCAGCAACAACTTTCTCGTTAGCATCAACTTTTTCAATCTCTAGAATTTGTTGAATACGTTTAAAGAATAGACTAGCCATCTTTGTCTTTTCTTCTTTATTCAATCTAAAGTCAATCACAGCACATCTCGAATGAATAGGCTCAATGATTTTTTCTTTATAGTTACATGTAAAGATGAATGAACAGTTATCTGAAAACTCTTCGATAAGATTACGAAAAGCGGCTTGAGCCTCTGTAGTTAAGTAATCAGCCTCATCAATAATAACAACTTTTCTGGTACGCTTAAGAGAAATTGTTGATGCATATCCTGTTACTGTAGTTCTAACCATATCGATACCACGATTACTAGAACCGTTGATTACAATATAATCACAATCAATCTCTTCACATAAAGCTTTAGCTACAGTTGTTTTACCAACACCTGCACTGCCAGCCAACATTAAGTTTGGAATAGATTTTGATACTACATATTCTTTAAAGGGAACTTTTAAACGTTCAGGAAGAACACAGTCGTCAATCTTGTTAGGTCGATACGCCTCAACCCAAAGAAATTTATTTTCAATTTTTTCAATCATACTAACTCCATAATAAAAAGACACCGCATCATATCAAGTGGTGCATGATGCGGTGTTAAATGCACTCAATTGAGTGCGGCTGAAAATCTACCAACTAATTCTAAATAGTTTTCATTGGTGAAATGCTCTCTACCTGTTGTCAAGGTAATCAATGATTTGTATGTAACCAATTCGCTTGGTTTAATCTCAATAACTGATACAACATGACTAGGATTGATTGCTACATTATATTCAGTTTCACCTGAAACACAATTAACATATACTAACATATTTTATGCCTTTTGATAAAAAGAACCTTTTTCGGTTGTAATCCAATACTCAAGAGGAATATTTTTATTTTTCCAATGAGAAACACCTTTAGATGATAATGCAATATCATAATCACCAGGTAATAAAGTTAAACAATCCATTTTTAGAATAAACTCAAATTTGTCACCATTACCTTCACCAATTGTTTCATCGGCACTATGAATAACAGCATTTGTTGAATCATGAGTCGCTATTAAAACTTCTTTTCCGTCTGACTTGATAGCAACAGTATTCAATCTCAAGTTTGATGCTTGAGTTAAAATCCATGTTAGTGTATCTTCTTGTATAGTTAACGTTAATTCAATATCAGGAAAAACAATATCTTTTTCAGGAGGAGTAATAATCATACTTTCTGAAGCTTTACCGTAATGAAGTCTTCGAGTATCTTTTTTAGAATAGATTGTGAAAAAATCATCAGACATTTCAAACTTTTGTTCTTTAAGGTCAACATCACCACTTGCTGAACTAGATAGAACTGATAAAAATTCATTTAAATTATATACTGCAAATTCATTTTCAAGAGTTTCTTCAATAGTAGCTACAGCCATAACGTTTTTTTGTGTTGACACTGTTTTTAAAACATTACCTTTTCTAATCAAAATGCCTTGATTAATCATAGAAAAGCTTTTAATAATATCTAATGTTTGTTTAGATAACTTCATAATTTACTCCAAAATAATAAGAAAACATAGTATAAATCACACACTCAAAGAGTGCAACATAGCATCAACAGAATCACCTAATTCTTGTAG